CAGGCTCAGCTTTGCCAAGGGCGAGATCGACAAGGCCGAGTTCGAGGAGAAGCGCAAGCTGCTCGGCCGGTGACGCCGGAGGAGGGTCTCCTCCCGGTCGTCATATGAAAAGCCCCGCACACGGAAGTGGCGGGGCTGAGTTTGCAGCGTAGCGCTGATGCGAGCTGCGAAGTTCAAAGAGTGGTTATCGATTGCCGCGGTTTCTTGAGCCGCCGAATTTTTGCTTTCGGCGGCGGCTCCTCATTCTCGCGCCGCTCTCAGGTACGGGGTCAGCTTTGCCACGACCCGATCGCAACAGCTGGCTGATGCTGGGCGTTCCCTGGGCGGCCCGTTTTCTCGCCAGTCTCCCTGTTTTTCGCCGGAAACAGGGAGGTTTTCAAGAAAAACAGGGAGGCGATTGAGCACGAACGGGCAATCACCGTGAGGGATTAGGGACTTAGATAATTTTTCCAAAAGCAAATAACAGAGAGAAAACAGGGAGCCGACTCTTTGGAAACAGGGGCCTCCCGAACGGGGGCGACCGATGGTGCGGCCGCCGCGGAGCTATGGGGGGCCCGCCGCCGCCAACCCCCCGATCAAACAACCGCATTGACACCCAACGTCAGCTTGCGATCGTCCGTATCAGCGTATCAGCCAGACTGGACGAGATTGATCGCCACCAGAGTATCACCCTGAACTTTTCGACGTGGGGTTGCCGGAAGCAGCACCGCTCTCGGATTGGCGGCAGAGCTAACAAGCCACTTGTCAACTTGCGAGATTGGTTGTCTTTCATTATATACAGCGGCGTTGCGGTTGACCGATCGCTCCTTTGAGCCGCCATGGGGCTGTGCTCAGGTGGTCCCCTCGACCGCAAAAGACGCCTGCACCGGACCATGGGGTTCTGGTTGGGTTCGCAAACCCAAACCAAGGAGCCGACCATGGTCAGACGGTCGAATTTCCACAACGTTAGTAGGATTGCGGTTGGTAGGATGGCGGGAGCCGTCAGCGCCACGGCGCCGTCTGGGTCTGCATCTGCCACTGATCTTCAGATCACATACCTGCCGCCCGAACAGCTGCGTCCGTCCTCGAACAACGCCCGCAGGCATTCCAAGAAGCAGCGGAAACAAATTGCGCGGTCGATCGAGCGGTTTGGCTTTCTCAATCCCGTTCTGATCGCCGACGGCTTCGAGATTATCGCCGGTCACGGCCGGGTCGAAGCGGCGAAGGTGCTCGGCTTAAGGCAGGTGCCGACGGTTCTTTTGTCTAATCTCTCCCCGGCCGATCGGCGTGCCTACATGATAACAGATAATCGGCTGGCTCAGTTGGCGGGGTGGGACCGCGCCTTGCTGGCGAGCGAACTGCAGGGGCTGCTCGACCTTCAATTCGACGACGTCGAACTGACCGGGTTTTCGCTCGGCGAGATCGACATGATGCTGGACGAGGCAGCCGAAAAGCAGACAGCGCAACCCGCAGCCGAGGACGAACTTCCGGCCAACAGCCCGCAGGGTCCGGCCGTTTCACGGGCCGGCGATCTGTGGGTCCTTGGCCCGCATCGCCTCTCCTGTGGCGATGCGCCGCTCGATTGCGACGTCATTGTCCGGCACTGGCAGCAATACACTGGCAACGCCGCGCGGCTTGAGGGGTCGGCTCTGAGCTTTGCCGAAGTGGCAGCCACGCGCCTTGCCGGGCAAAGCGCGTCCACTGCCGAGAGCCGCGGGGAGTGAGTGCCATGTCCGAAACATTCAACCCCACGCACGGCGATCCGCTCGAAGCAGCGTCCAACAAATCAGACGAGCCGAAGGTCAACGAAGCGGAGGGCACCCCGGCGGAACAGCCCGAGGTCGGTCCCGGTCATCCGCCGGCGGACAAGCGCTGGAAGAAAGGTGGTCCGTCGCCAAATCCCCGTGGACGGCCGCGCAAGGACCAGTCGATGCTTCCGGACCTTCGGAAGGCTTTCGAGCAGGCTCTCAACAAGAAGGTCTGGGTTACCCGAGGGAATAAAAAGGTTTTTATGACGAGGGCCGAAATGGGGATCGAGCAGCTCCTCAACGACTTCGCCAAAGGTGACCGGCACGCGCGGAAGGACCTTATGGACTACGCCGGCAAGCTGGACATCGATTTTTTGGCCCCATACCGGCAGACCCTCGAGGAGGCGCTCACCCCCAACTACCAAACAATCCTCGATGCGTCTCTCGCACGCCGCAACGGCGCAGCAAACATTCCGCCGGCCCCGCGTGTGTTGGCTCCGCCGGAACTCCTGGATGATGACTCTGAGGAATCCGAACCAACGCCCCCATCGCCGCCGAAGGCGAAGATCGAGCAAGAGCCTCCGCAGAACCCTGGCGTGAACAATTCCACGCCGGTCAGCCGTATGACCTCGTCGGAAAAGCTGGCGTTGTACCGGAAATTGCGCGCGGAGGATGAGGCGAAGGAGAGAGCGAACAAGCCATGACCACACTGTTGCATGCTCCGGACGAATATCCGCCGGGCCTCGTGCTGCGCGCGACGCTGGCACTTGATTTGATGGCGTTCACCGAGTTTGCCTTCGGTGTGGTGCGTCCCAACACTCTCTTCAAGCCCAACTGGCACCTCGAGGCCCTAGCCTACAAACTGTCGCAGGTTGCCTCCGGTGAGGTCAGGCGGCTGATTGTCACCATGCCGCCGCGGAACTTGAAATCGCTGTTCGCATCGGTCGCGTTACCGGCCTGGTTTCTTGGCCACAACCCATCGGAACGCGTCGTGGCGGTATCATATTCTGACCAGCTCGCTCGCACGCACGCCAGCGATTTCCGCCGGCTGGTGAATGATCCGCTCTATCAGGAAACCTTCCCGGCCATGCGGCTGGCGCGTGACACCGACCGGGAGATCGTGACGACGATGCGAGGTAAGCGCTACGCCACCTCGATCGAGGGCACGTTGACTGGACTGGGCGGCAACCTGGTGATCATCGACGATCCGCTCAAGCAGGACGATGCGCATTCCGAAGCGGTCAGGAAGCGGACGATCGAGTGGTATCGTTCCACCTTGCTGAGCCGTCCCGACGACAAACAAATCGCACGCATCGTTCTCGTCATGCAGCGCGTTCATCAGGACGATCTCGCCGGCTACCTGGAGGAACAAGGCGGCTTTGAAATCTTGAACCTGCCGGCAATTGCCACGCAGACCAAAACCTATGAGCTCGGCGCCGGCCGCAGCTATGTGCGGCAACAAGGCGAGCTCTTGCATCCATCGCATGAACCGGCATCGGTGCTCCTCGAACTCAAACGCGAAATGGGGCCGATCGCCTTCTCGGCTCAGTACCAGCAGAGCCCGATCCCGCCGGGTGGCACGATCATCAAGCGGAAATGGCTCACGTCCTACGATGGGTACCCCGCCTATGAGCGCGGCGATCACATCATGATGAGTTGGGATATCGCGCTCAGCGAGGAAGAGAAGGGCGACTATTTTGCGTGCGTGGTGTTGTTGCGCCGCAAGGAAGTGTTCTTCGTTGTGGAAGTCATTCGCGGCCGTCTGCGTTTTGACGACCTGAAGCGCAAGATTCTGGACGTCAAAAGACGCTACGGGACGGGGACGCTCCTAATCGAGGACTCGCCCATTAGCAAAGGTCTTATCCAAAGCCTCGAGGAGAGTTCGATCAACGTTACGACCTATAAACCGGAGACCGACAAGCGTTCTCGCCTGATTGCCCAGTCCGATCTGTTTGCCGGCGGTTCGGTCCGGCTTCCCAAGAGTGCACCGTGGCTCGAAGATTTTACGGCCGAGCTGCTTGCCTTCCCAGGACGACACGACGATCAAGTTGATGCCTTGACCCAGGGACTTGCCTGGGGTCGGGACATGTGGAGCCACAGGGTGAGGTCTTACCGCAGGCCATTTTCCTGATGACCGCCCGGCTCCAGCCCTATGCGGCGCACCAAAAAGGCCGGTCCACATGCGCCGAGTGCTGGCGACCATCAACGCGTGAGGGCTTTGTCACAGGTCCAAACATAGTTCCGATATGGGTATGCATCCGGTGAAGGCCGCGGCGACTGTGTTGCGGGTTCAGGTGGCCTTGCCGCAGCATTTTTTGAACTTTTTGCCGGAGCCGCAAGGGCACGGGTCGTTGCGGCCGACTTTGCTTGAGGCTTGGCCGGACTGGAACGGTGGGCCGGCGGTGAGCGGCATCGAGACTTGCCTTGGCCGTTTTGCGCGCCAATAAGCAGCGATGGCGGTGACGCAGGC